CGGCAGCGGGCTTGTAATGGGTTAAGTGATAACAGATGTCTGGAAATATAGGGGCAAATCCAAAGATGGATATTGCTGTTCTGGAAATCGCACTGGTATCGCTGGCAGCAGAGCCAGCCGGTAAATTGCATGAATACAAACCAGTGGGATATCAGCGTCTGGTCGATGAGTTAACCATGCTGGTAAAGCAGTTAACCTGGCAACTGAGGAAAGCGAAGCCAGACTGCAAATTACCGGATAAGGCGATGAGTTATCTGGAGCGGAACGGACTGATAAGCGTGGAGGATATTTTACGATGACCTGGCCTGAAGCATTAACAACGGTAGGAATTGCGATGGCGGTGGCGCTGGTGGTGTATTCGATTTGCCGCTGGGGATAAAAACGGTTTGCGGGAAAAGGAGAGTTAAGTAGAATTGCAGCGGGTGCTTGAGGCTATCTGTCTCAGGCATGAACACCAAAAGGCAGATAGAGAAAAGCCCCAGTTAACATTACGCGTCCGGCAAGACGCTTAACATTAATCTGAGGCCATATCTATGCTCTACACACGTAGGTTAGCCTCTTACGTGCCGAAAGGCAAGGAGAAGCAGGCTATGAAGCAGCAAAAGGCGATGCTAATCGCCCTGATCGTCATCTGTTTAACCGTCATTGTGACGGCACTGGTAACGAGGAAAGACCTCTGCGAGGTACGAATCCGAACCGGCCAGACGGAGGTCGCTGTCTTCACAGCTTACGAACCTGAGGAGTAAGAGACCCGGCGAGGGAGAAATCCCTCGCCACCTCTGATGTGGCAGGCATTCTCAACGCACCCGCACTTAACCCGCTTCGGCGGGTTTTTGTTTTTATTTTCAACGCATTTGAAGTTCTGGACGGTGCCGGAATAGAATCAAAAATACTTAAGTAGCGCGCAGGGATAAGAGGGATGGTCCCTTAAAGGGGAGAGCTAATTATCCGGAAGGATTCTGATGATGAACATCGAAGAACTGCGTAAAATTTTTTGTGAAGATGGCCTCTATGCTGTGTGCGTTGAAAATGGAAATATTGTTAGTCATTACCGCATTGTGTGTTTGCAAAAAAATGGGGCTGCGTTAATTAATTTTGTGGATGCCCGAGTGACGGACGGATTTATCTTGCGCGACGGTGAGTTTGTCACTTCATTACAGGTATTGAAAGAGATCGGAATAAAAGCTGGCTTTTCTGCTTTTTCAGAAGAATAAACTCATCTACAATCTTGCGCGGGGCTGAACTCCCGCTGAGTAACACCGTGCCACCGGAGAAAACCGATGGCACGCAACGCAAAATATTACAAACATGATAATTCGACCGTTCTTGCCCACACGCAGGAGCGGTATTCTCACGCATTTAAGTCAGACTGGTACCAGCATCCCCCATGCACTGAAGAACAGGCCGAATGGCTCATTCAGTGTTACCGCAGGCGCGGATGCGAGGTTAAAAAAGCCCTTAGCCTCGACTACCGTCACTGGATAATCTCCGTCAGGCTTCCTTACTCCGAACGCCCACCGCGTCTGTCCCGCACATACCAGCAACGCATCTGGAGATAACGTGCGGGTATTACTTCGACCTGTTCTGGTACCGGAACTCGGGCTGGTGATCGTTAAGCCGGGCCGTGAATCCATGCCGGTATTCCACAATACCCGGGTACTGGTGGAGCCGGAACCGAAAAGCATGCGTAATCTGCCGTCCGGGGTCGTTCCTGCAGTTCGCCAGCCGCTGGCGGAGGATAAATCATTACTGCCATCTTTCAGCGACGAACGAGTGATTCGTGCTGCTGGTGGCGCTGGCGCATTGTCTGACTGGTTACTGCGCCATGTTAAATCCTGCCAGTGGCCACACGGCGATTATCACCACAGTGAAACCGTCATTCACCGTTATGGTACCGGCGCAATGGTGTTGTGCTGGCACTGCGACAACCAGCTGCGCGACCAGACCTCCGAATCACTCGGGCAACTTGCTCACCAAAACCTGTCTGCATGGATGATTGACGTCATACGCCATGCAATGAATGGCTCGCAGGAACGGGAATTATCGCTGGCTGAATTATCCTGGTGGGCGGTCCGCAATCAGGTGGCGGACGCGCTACCGGAAGCGGTATTACGTCGTTCGCTGGGGTTGCGTGCGGAAAAAATCCGCTCAATGTACCGTGAAAGCGACATCGTACCGGGAGAGCAGACCGCCACCAGCATACTGAAGCAGCGCACAAAAAATCTTGCGCCGCTGCCTCACGCCCACCAGCAAAACCCGCCACAGGAAGAGACGGTGGTCAGCATTGCCGTTGATCCTGAGTCTCCGGAATCTTTCATGAAACGACCTAAACGTCGCCGCTGGGTTAACGAGAAATACACACGCTGGGTGAAGACACAGCCGTGTGCGTGTTGTGGTAAGCCAGCCGACGATCCCCATCACCTGATTGGTCATGGTCAGGGCGGAATGGGGACAAAATCTCACGATATTTTCACGCTACCGCTGTGTCGGGAGCATCACAACGAGCTTCATGCGGATCCTCTGGCGTTCGAAGAAAAGCATGGTTCTCAGGTTGATTTAATTTTTCGTTTTCTTGATCACGCCTTTGCAACTGGCGTGCTTGGGTAAAAGAGGTGACTGATGCTCATAGATTTGGTTTTACCTTACCCGCCGACGGTGAACACTTACTGGCGACGCCGTGGCAGCACATATTTTATCTCGGAGGAGGGAAAGCGTTATCGCCGGGCTGTGGCGCTTATTGTTCGCCAGCAGCGGCTGAAATTAAGCCTGTCCGGAAGGCTGGCGATAAAGGTGATTGCAGAGCCACCGGATAAGCGTCGTCGCGACCTGGACAATATCCTGAAAGCACCGCTGGATGCGCTGACGCATGCGGGAGTGTTAATGGACGATGAGCAGTTTGATGAAATCAATATCGTTCGTGGTCAGCCAGTATCTGGTGGACGTATGGGGGTGAAGATTTACCCCATAATGCATGAAGAGCAGGTCAAAAAATGAAACTGGAAGATTTACCGAAATACTACTCCCCAAAATCCCCTGGCCTGACCGATGTATCGGCCTCAACGTCAAAAGATGCGCTGAGTATCACTGATGTGATGGCCGCGCAGGGCATGACACAGAATCGGGCTGAGATGGGGTTTTCTGCGTTCCTGGGGAAAATGGGCATCAGTATGAATGACAGGGCGCGGGCAACAGAATTACTGGCAGATTATGCACTCAGTCGGTGCGATCGTGTGGCGGCGTTGAGAAAACTTCCGGCAGAAATAAAACCGGTAGTGATGCGCATTATGGCTTCGTACGCTTTTGAGGATTATGCCCGCAGCGCAGCGAGTAAAAAGCAGTGCCCTTGTTGCTATGGGGAAAAATTTATTGAAAGCGTAGTTTTTACAAACAAGGTCCAGTATCCGGATGGTAAGCCGCCGGTATGGGCAAAGTGTACGAAAGGTGTGTATCCGTCTTACTGGGAAGAATGGAAAAAAGTCAGGGAGGTGGTAAAAGTTGCCTGTCCGGAGTGTGGCGGAAAGGGTGAGGTTTCCACCGCCTGTAAGGATTGCCGTGGGCGTGGTGTCGCCATTCATCGTGAAGAGTCGGTAAAACGTGGTATGCCTGTTATCAGAGACTGCCAGCGTTGTGGTGGTCGTGGCTGTGAAAGACTACCATCAACGGAGGCATTTAATGCCATATGCAAAGTGACGAGTGCTATCACGCTTGATACGTGGAAAAAATCAGTGAAACGCTTTTACGATACGTTGGTGGTTCGGTTTGACATTGAAGAGGCATGGGCGGAGCGGCAGTTAAAGAGGGTAACGCGATAGTGTTGTTGATTTTTCCCGAATCTGTGGTAAATTTGCTCTAACGATGGGCGTTTTATGCCTGACGTTAGAAGATTTTTTACACCCCGCCGCCTGGCGGGTTTTTTATGACTGAAATCGCGTCAGTACAGTAAACGCGCTGGTGGCGGTGAATACCTGTCTTTCAGCTTGCTGGCTTTTTCGACAAGAGTTATTGGTGTGTCACGTTAACCGGAAAAGGGAAAAAGACATGCTAAAACAGCAGGATATGACAGAAACCGCCAGAGTGGTGTTTAATGAATTAAGCGTTAACGACCCGGCGACAGTCGGGGAGATTGCGCAGAATACTTACCTTTCACGCGAACGCTGCCAGTTAATACTGACCCAGCTGGTTATGGCGGGTCTGGCAGACTATCAGTTCGGTTGTTACAGACGCCTTCCGCAGTGAAGGCTTTTTTATTTGTGGTAAATGGGCGGCTGGTGGGTGTTAGGGGCACCCACCAGCCATCTGCTCATGCGTTGGGTTCACAAGCAAACCTCAGGCCCACTGCTTTGCGCAAAAGCAGAATGAGCCTATCAGAGACAGGCTTAATGATCCATGCTTAATACTGTAAAAATATCCAGTTGTGAGTTAATCAACGCCGACTGCCTGGAATTTATCTGGTCGTTACCCGAAAATTCTGTTGACCTGATAGTCACGGACCCGCCGTACTTTAAAGTGAAGCCTGAGGGCTGGGATAACCAGTGGAAGGGCGACGATGATTACCTGAAGTGGCTGGACCAGTGTCTGGCGCAGTTCTGGCGGGTGCTGAAACCTGCCGGAAGTCTTTACCTGTTCTGTGGTCATCGCCTGGCATCTGATATCGAAATCATGATGCGTGAACGCTTCAGTGTGCTGAACCATATTATCTGGGCGAAGCCGTCCGGACGCTGGAACGGATGCAACAAGGAAAGCCTGCGGGCGTATTTCCCCGCCACAGAGCGCATTCTGTTCGCGGAACATTATCAGGGGCCGTATCGTCCGAAAGATGCCGGGTATGCGGCGAAGGGCAGTGCACTGAAACAGCATGTGATGGCCCCGCTGATTTCTTACTTTCGTGATGCGCGCGCGGCCCTGGGGATAACGGCAAAACAGATTGCAGATGCCACAGGAAAGAAAAACATGGTGTCGCACTGGTTCAGTGCCAGTCAGTGGCAGCTACCGAACGAAAGCGATTATCTGAAATTACAGTCGCTGTTTGCCCGGGTGGCAGAAGAGAAACATCAGCGCGGTGAACTGGAAAAGCCCCACCACCAGCTGGTGGATACGTATACGTCACTGAATCGGCAGTATGTGGAGCTGCAGAGTGAATATAAGCATCTGCGGCGGTATTTTGGTGTGACGGCGCAGGTGCCGTACACGGATGTGTGGACACATAAACCGGTGCAGTTCTATCCCGGGAAACATCCGTGCGAAAAACCGGCAGAAATGCTGCAGCAGATAATCAGCGCAAGCAGTCGTCCGGGTGACCTGGTTGCAGATTTTTTTATGGACTCAGGTTCAACGGTAAAAGCGGCACTGGCGCTCGGGCGTCGTGCGATTGGCGTTGAGCTGGAGACCGGACGTTTTGAGCAGACGGTTCGGGAAGTACAGGATTTAGTCAGCCAGAACGGATGATATTGCAGAATTAATTACGCGTCGTTATCATGCGGCTTCCGGCCCTTTAGCTCAGTGGTGAGAGCGAGCGACTCATAATCGCCAGGTCGCTGGTTCAAATCCAGCAAGGGCCACCATCACATACCGCCATTAGCTCATCGGGATAGAGCGCCAGCCTTCGAAGCTGGTTGCGCGGGGTTCGAGTTCTCGATGGCGGTCCATTTATCGGTATTCTGCGTTGTTAGCTCAGCCGGACAGAGCAATTGCCTTCTAAGCAGCTGTGGTTGCACTCCTGTTGTTTCTGGTGGTGATGGTGGACTTCAGCAGCCGGATAATGTCGGTGCTGTCTGATGATGTTTTGGTGGCGGGTGTGGTGGTTGTTGCTTTCCCGTTGCTGAAAAAGAAAGCATCAGGCGATTAGCAGGGTATCAGTTACCCGTTGAAATTTTTAAATACCTCACAATTCCACAGCTTGATGATTGTCTGGCTGCCGGAGAATTTGTTAAAAATTACATCGCATGGTGAATCCCCCTCAGCGGCGGGGCATCTGGCAAAGTGTATGATCCAGAGAACATGCAAATTCAGTAGACAGGCTGAATTTACCGGGAGGCACCCGGCACCATGCAATGGCACATAGCGCCACTCTCCAGCCCCTCTCCGGAGGGGCTGTTTATATTGATTTTGTCAGATGTGAGTAAACTCCTTATGGACTTTGTTGTTTTAGTCCATAAGGACATATTTGCAGAGTGCAACGGTTATTAAAGCATTCATTCAATACGTTATCTGTATTTGTAGGGCATTCCTGGCTGTTTTTGATTAAATTCCAGAATGTTTTATTGAATGGCACTACGTTGTAAATGGTTACAGGTAGCACTTTGTTATTGAGCATGATGCCTGTGTGAGTCAGTGTAAATATACTTTCAGGAGGTAAGAAAGCATCCGATTGATACCAGATTATTAATTTTATTTTACTCCATATGACTGAAAAAGATATTCCGCATGATGGCTGGATAACTGTATCAATCACAATCCACTTCATTTAGTTTCCTTGTTTATGTCTTGCTGGTGATGTTCTGAAAAGTATAAATGATATTTTTGATTGTAAACCATAGAGCAGAATTATTTTTCTGATGTTGTTTATTGTTTATTTAAATGCATGGTGGTTTATATCTCGTCTTGTAGTTTATCCATGCATATCTGCTTGATGATGAGGTTTTTATTTAAGGTATGGTTTTGTTTTTTTCTGTATTACATGTCAGGTATTTTAAAGAATCATTTTTCAGATGGTGGAAAGAACCATGGCATTTAAACACTATGATGTTGTCAGGGCGGCGTCGCCGTCAGATCTTGCGGAAAAGCTGACACATAAACTGAAAGAGGGCTGGCAGCCGTTTGGTAGTCCGGTGGCCATAACCCCTTATACCCTGATGCAGGCGATTGCAGCAGAAGGTGATGTGGTCGTCAGTGGTGCAACTGAGCCGGAGTGGTACTACGTCATCGTACTGGCCGGGCAATCCAATGCCATGGCTTACGGTGAAGGGCTTCCGCTTCCGGATTCTTACGATGCGCCCCACCCACGTATTAAGCAACTGGCCCGTCGCAACACAGTGACTCCCGGTGGTAAAGCATGCGCATTTAACGACATCATTCCGGCAGACCACTGCCTGCATGATGTTCAGGATATGAGCGCACTGAATCATCCGAAGGCAGACCTGAGCAAAGGGCAGTACGGCTGTGTCGGCCAGGGCTTACATATTGCCAAAAAACTGCTTCCGTATATCCCGAATAACGCGGGGATCCTGCTGGTACCATGCTGTCGTGGTGGTTCGGCATTCACCCAGGGCGCGGAGGGGACATTCAGTGCGGACACGGGGGCCAGCCAGGATTCGGCACGCTGGGGTGTGGGTAAACCGTTATATCAGGACCTGATCGCACGCACCAAAGCGGCATTACAGAAGAACCCGAAAAATGTGTTGCTGGCGGTGTGCTGGATGCAGGGCGAATTTGACATGAGCGCTGCCACCTACGCACAGCAACCGGACCTGTTCACGGCCATGCTGAAGCAGTTCCGTACTGACCTTTCCGGATTTAACGCGCAGTGCCATGGCGGCAGTGCTGCAGTTGTACCGTGGATTTGTGGCGACACGACGTATTACTGGAAAAACACATACGGCACACAGTATGACTCCGTCTACGGCGCGTACAAAAACAGGGAGAGCGACAACGTTTTCTTTGTGCCGTTCATGACCGACGGTAACGGTAACAACACGCCCACCAACTTACCGGCAGAAGACCCGGATATTGCTGATGCAGGTTATTACGGCGCGCAATCCCGTAGTAATGGTAATTGGGTATCGTCAAATCGTCCGACACATTTCAGTTCATGGGCGCGCAGGGGCATTATTTCGGATCGCCTGGCAACCGCTATTCTGAACGCAGTTGGTCGAACCAGCGCCTTCATCAGCGGTACCGCACCGGAGATTAAACCCTCGCCCGGCGGCGACACGCCATCGGGGCCGTCTGATGGTGACACATCCGTTCGTACAGTCTCCCTGCTGCCGACAGCCGGAGAGGCTGCTGCGCAGGGCTGGACCATCACCGGCGGCAGTGTTGCGCTGGAAGATGGTGTGTTTAAGGTTACCAAGCAGAGCAATAAAACCTGGTCCCTGATGCATCCGGTGGATGACGCAGTCTCCCTGCTGACACGGGGTGGCAGACTGAGCTGTAAGTTTCGACTGTCAGGCGCACTGACCAACAACCAGTTCGGTCTGGGAATTTATCTGTATACCGATGTAGCGTTACCTGACGTCGTGGCGATGACCGGGACTGGTAACCCGTTCCTGATGTCGTTCTTCACCCAGACCACAGACGGCAAACTGAATCTGATGCATCACAAGAAAGCCGGAAACACAAAGTTGGGCGAGTTCGGGAATTACAGTAACGACTGGCAGACGCTGGAGCTGGTGTTCACCGCCGGCAGTGCCACGGTTACTCCGAAACTGAATGGTGTGGCTGGCCCGGCATTCCAGGTCATAAAAGACAGTCTGACACTGGGGCTGAATGCGCTGACGCTGACGGATATTACCAAAAATGCAGCGTATGGCGTTGAGATAGAAAGTCTGGTGCTGGAGATAAATGCACCGGCATCATCATAAAAAGTGAGCCAGTCAAATGGAAGGTATCGTTAAACTCACCGGTAGTGTCAGTGGGTAGACTGGCCCCCTGAATCTCCAGACAACCAGTATCACTTAAATAAGTGATAGTCTTAATACTAGTTTTTAGACTAGTCATTGGAGTACAGATGATTGATGTCTTAGGGCCGGAGAAACGCAGACGGCGTACCACACAGGAAAAGATCGCAATTGTTCAGCAGAGCTTTGAACCGGGGATGACGGTCTCCCTCGTTGCCCGGCAACATGGTGTAGCAGCCAGCCAGTTATTTCTCTGGCGTAAGCAATACCAGGAAGGAAGTCTTACTGCTGTGGCCGCCGGAGAACAGGTTGTTCCTGCCTCTGAACTTGCTG